TTACGTGCAATCAAAAGGCGGAGCTGCTGGTGGTGTTAAAAAGAAAAAGGTAGCATCAAATGCTTCTAGCCGTGCTGATGGTATTATTAAAAAAGGCAAGACGAAAGGTCGAATGGTCTAATGGCTAAGAACGAGAAAAAACCAATCCAAGTTGCTCTTGCACCTACTCTTGTACCACTGTTAAAAAAGGCTGGTCTGTATGGCACTGCTGCTGTTGCAGGAGCTGGAGCTGATGAGTTAATAAGAAAAGTATTTAGTGATGATAAGGATAATACAAAGAAAACAAGAGTGTCTTTTGATCCCAATGAAGGAGCAAAAGCATTAAAAGAAATGATTAAAGAAGAAACAAAGAAAGCCAAAAAGAAGGGCTTAAAAGGAGGCATAGAGACAGATTTCTATGAAGATAAAGGGGAAGTCCCACTAAGAAAACGTATCAAAAAAGCTAGAAAGGGAGGTTTAATTAGAAGTAAACCCAGAGATGGAATTGCTAAAAAAGGAAAAACAAAAGGGAGAATAATTCGTGGCGTACTTAATAAGTAACATACCGTATACGAAAGTTTGGATTAGAAAAGAATTTACACATGGACATCAAAAATATCACGGGGAGTTTATACACGGATTGGCGATTGCTGTCACGACAATGCCCGACAGATGCCTCAGTTTCCAAATCATATTTACAGGATGTGAAGAAGAGGAAGGCGAAAGTAATCCGCACGGAGGTGCCATGTGGGCAAGGATGCCTCTCACAGCCTTGTGTGGGGACATCCCAATGGATGAATGGCCTGAAAGAATGGAAACACACCTCGCACAACCGTGGGACTGCCCATCGCACCACCACTCAATTGTGTCCCTTGACAGGTGTAAACCTAGCCCATGGCTTGCAAAAATTGCAGGGGAATTTCATACAGCGAGATATCTCTTCACTGTGGACTACACCGAAAGCGAAATCGCAGACTGTCCAGCCCAACACAAGCAGAGTCACGTTATGGTGCTGACAGACGGAAAATGGAAGGGTAACATGGTCGCTTTACCTAACAATAGAGTCAGAGTTACTTCTCCTGCTCTTTGGGTCACAGGTGAAGGTGCTCCTGATTTTAGACCAACACAATTTACACATTGTGCGGAACAAGATGATTCATACATGGATCCGGACGTAACATTCAACAATCTTTATAGAGGAGATGAAAATGTCGATCTCGAGAAGTCAGATGTCAAAACAACTAAAAGGAAACAAAAAGGAAAAGAAAAAAAGTAACATTGCTACTGGCAATAGAAAAAAACTAGATGCTGATGGTGATGGTAAAATAACTGGAAAAGATTTCGCATTACTTAGACAACGGAAAGGAACTACGATGAGAAAGAAAATGGCTAAAGGTAACTCTGTAAAGATGTCCAAAGGTGGAGCAGTTAAGATGTCTAAAGGAGGAGCAGTCAAAATGTCCAAGGGCGGTGCTGTTATGACAAAAATGTCCAAGGGCGGAGCCGTTATGAAGAAGATGGCTAAAGGTGGTGCTGTTAAGATGTCCAAAGGCGGTGCTGTTATGAAGAAGATGGCTAGAGGTGGAAAGGTTAAATAATGGCTGCTAAAAAGAAAAAAACTTCTAAGAAAAAAGCGGGAGCAAAACCCACTAACCCATCTTTATATGCTCGTGTAAAAGCTGAAGCTAAGCGTAAATTTAAGGTTTTTCCAAGTGCTTATGCATCAGGCTACATAGTGCGTGAGTATAAGAAAAGGGGTGGGGGGTATAGATAATGTCTCTTAAAGAGTGGTTTGGTAAAGGCCCAAAAGGAGATTGGGTAGATATAGGTGCCCCAAAGAAAAAGGGTAAATACCAAGCCTGTGGGCGTAAGTCTGCAAAAGGAGATAGCAAACGTGCTTATCCAAAATGTGTGCCAAGAGCAAAAGCTAAATCTATGACTGCGGCACAACGTAAATCTGCTGTTCAAAGAAAACGAGCAGCAGGGAATCCGGGAGGCAAACCAACAAATGTTAAAACGATCCTCAAATCCAAGAATACCAAGAAAAAAAGGTCAACCCGCAAGGTCTAAAAAACACTCTGACCTCTATACGGACGAAAACCCAAAGGGTACAATAAAAGGGTTGAAGTTTGCTACTAGAGAGGATGCGGTAAAAAGCGTAAGTAAAATAAGAAATAGTGGTAGGTCAAAAGCCCACAAAATTCAAGCTGCTATAGCTATGGAACAAAGAGCTAGAGTTATGGGTAAAAAATCTGCTGCTGGAGTTTACAGAAAATATATTAACAGTGTGAAAGCAAAATGACTACAACCGGAACTACTAATTTTAACCCAAACTTAATAGATTTGATAGAAGAAGCATATTCTAGGTGTGGCACTGAGTTACGCACAGGTTACGACTTATCTACTGCAAGACGCTCTTTAAATTTATTAACTATTGAGTGGGCAAATAGAGGGGTCAATTTATGGACTATAGAAGAGGGGTCTGTTGCACTCACCTCTGGAACTTCAGAATATGATCTACCTCTTGACACAATAGATTTACTAGACCACGTTATTAGAACGGGGTCAGGCACAACTCAACAAGATTTATCAATTAGCAGAATATCTGTTAGCACTTATGCTTCTATCCCAAGTAAAAACAACACAGGAAGACCTGTGCAAGTTTGGGTGGATAGAAGATCGGGAGCGACTACACCTACAGGAGTCGAAAGTCCTCGGATACATTTGTGGCCTGTACCAGATTCGGCTACCACATATACATTTGTATATTGGAGAATGAGGAGGATTCAAGACGCAGGGAACGGCGTAGAAACTCAAGACATACCGTTTAGGTTGATTCCATGTATGGTAGCTGGTTTAGCGTACTACTTATCTTTAAAGATACCAGAAGCAACTCCGAGGATTGAGATGTTAAAGATGTCGTACGAAGAACAATGGTTGTTTGCATCTGGAGAAGATAGAGAAAAGGCAGCAGTTAGATTTGTCCCTAGAGAATTTTATTTAGGAGGTTAAATGGGAAATCGTTATGCCGCTGGAAAACATACTATTGCCGAATGTGATAGATGTGGATTTAGGTATAAACTCAAGGAACTTAAACCTCTAGTAATAAGAGGTAAACATACAAACATCTTTGTATGTCCTCCATGTTTTGAGAAAGACCATCCGCAGAACAGATTAGGTCTGTATCCCGTAGAAGACCCACAAGCCATAAGAAACCCCAGACCTGATTTATCAAGATTTGCAGAGTCAGATGCTAGAAATTATCAATTTGGGTTTAACCCCGTGGGTTTAAGTGATTCGTTTAATTTAGATGATATAAATGATTTAGTAGGCACTGGCGGTGTGGGAACTGTCACTGTCACTACAAGTTAGGAGTTATAAGTGAATTACACTGAATTATTTGAAACAATAAAAAGTTTTTGTGAAAATGACTTTCCAGATACGGAGTTTACTGACTCTTTAGGAGGAGCTACAACAAACACTAGCACAGAGCAAATAAACAGATTTATAGATTTAGCTGAACAAAAAATATACAACTCTGTGCAAATACTAAGTTTAAGAAAATCTGTTACAGGAAACGTAACTCAGAATAATAGATATTTACAAACTCCTACTGATTGGTTGTCTAATTTTTCACTAGCTGTCGTAGACGGTTCTGGAATTTATCATTATCTCATGAATAAAGACGTAAATTTTATTAGAGAAGCTTTCCCTGATCCCACTGCCACAGGAAGACCCACACACTACGCTCTTTTTGATAAAGATACATTTATAGTTGGCCCCACACCTGATACTGGATATACCGTAGAACTTTATTATTTTTATTACCCAGAATCTATTGTTACTGCTACTAATACATGGTTAGGGGATAACTACGATTCAGCTCTTTTGTACGGTGCTTTATTAGAAGCTCAAGTGTATATGAAAGGTGAGCAAGATGTGTTTAAGAATTATATGGATAGATATAACGAAGCTTTAAGTGGCCTTAAAGTTCTTAGTGAAGGTAAAAACAGACAAGATACGTACAGAACTAAACAAAATAGAGTAGGAGTAGGGTAAAATGTTTGATATTAAAACTGGAGATATAAAATCACCAATCGTAAAAACCAGTAATTATGGTGGATTATCGGCTGATGATATCGCAGAAATATGCACGAATAAAATAATATCCGTTGCAGAAACTGCTCCTCCTGCAATTAGAGAACAAGCTAAGTTTTTTAAAGACAACTTACAACTTGTCCTAAAAGTATATATAAATCAAGCTATGGAATCTCAAAGAGACAGGGATATTCAAACCTGTATACGAGGAGGACATAGTGAGGCAGCAGATATATTAAGGAGATCATAATGGCAATTACACAGGCAATGTGTACCAGTTTTAAAGTAGAGCTTTTAACTGCTACGCATAATTTCACAAACAGTTCAGGACACACGTTTAAATTAGCTTTGTTTACAAATGCAGCTACTTTGGGTGCGGGCACAACTGCTTACTCAACATCAAATGAAGCTAGTGGAACAGGGTATTCTGCAGGTGGTAATACTTTAACTAATGTAACACCCACATCTGGCGGTACCACAGCATTTACAGATTTTGTGGATACTTCTTTTACAAGTTCTACTATAACAGCCAGAGGAGCGTTGATATACAACAGTTCTCAAAGTGATAAAGCTGTTGTGGTGTTAGATTTTGGGTCTGATAAATCATCTACATCTGGAACTTTTTCGGTTATATT